AGTTCAATGGGCGGACGAGAGACAGACCGCGAAAAGGAACTGCGCGAACTTTCTGAGTCATTGAGGGCTGAGACGCAAAGAGTGATGCAGCAGTTGGATGCGACTGGAATGCGCGATTTAGTATACGGCCGCAACACAAGCAGGCAATCAGAAATCGCCGACAGAGTCCGTCGCGCGGTGGAAAACATGCCAGATTCAGCACGCCGCCAACTCAATGCTGTTCCGCAGAACATGAGTTCACGCCGTGCAACGGCAACGACCGAACGAGCAGCAGCACCACGAGGACTTGCATCTGACCGACCAAAGCCAAAGGTCAAGAAGAAGACGAGTAACGCAGTACCTGGCGTTGATGCAGTGGATGAAAAAGACGGACGGTTCTGGAGCACGCTGACACCAGAAGAGCAACAAAAGGCTCAAGCGGCGCTAGAGAACCATAAGTTGGAAATGGAAAAGAAACTCAAGAGCCGTTACGCAACATGGTGGCGTGGTCAGGTTCGTGGAGCACAGAAACAAGGTGTTCGCGGTGGACGATTTGCGCCACGAGACGAAGACGATTCATTGAACTTCGGCGACATCACAGAAATGCAGCGCCAACTTGATATCGCTATTGCAAATGGAACTGTATCCAGCGTTGCTGTTGATAAAGAAGGAAAGCCAATAATTAACAAAGATGGCACTCCAAAGCAATCAATGGCAGATGTATACCAAAAAGAAATTGACACATTAAGCCTTCTTTTGAATATGGAAAAGGCAAAAGATTATTCAAAACTTGAACATTTACATCCAATTCAGAAAAAAATTGTTCTTGAAGCAATTGGTAAAAAAGGTGGCGACAAGGAATTCAAGGGCGGCACAAAATCCACATACTTTGGACGCGGCGGTGGCGTAACACGCACAGCGGCAGATGTGACAGCAGCAGCAGAAGCAGCAAAAGATAAGAAGAAGGGCGATGCTGGAACAATCAAGTTCCGTCAGCGTATTCTTCGTGTTAACCCTGAGCGTGCAAGAAGGCGCGAACTACGGAAAAACCGAGTTAAAAACAAGCCTGGACGACGAGGAGAAATCCTTGACCCAACGCTTGCGGCAAAGCAGAAGAAGTTGCGTGCACAAGCACGCATCCGTGGAATCAAGAGCAAGTTCAAGGGCAAGCGCGATGCAGCAAAACTCACGAAGCAAGTTGAAGGACAGAGAGCAGAACTGCATCCGTTGACATTCAATCAAGACGGAAGCATCACGATGACCCCAGCGTTCCCAGACATGCTCGCATTCTTGTCTGGCTCACTGCATGCAAATAAGAGGAAGGGCGAAAAAGCCGAACAGCGAGTGTTTGACAGACTCCTTGCCGACCTTTGGGAAAACACTGGTTTTGCGCAAAAACCGATTCTTATCAGGCCAGAAGAAATTGATGAACTCATCAAGGCTGGATGGCAGCCAATTGTTCGCGGAACTGGTGGAGAAAAAGTAAACAGTGAAGGCTATGTTGAGCAGTTCTTGACATCTGAAGGACGATTCATTCCTGGTCAAGGTGCGCGTGCTTACGGAGTTGGAGAGTACTTCACATTCCCAGGAGAGTCGCGATGGGACAGTGGTTACACTGGAGGAGAGAATGCAAGGCACACAATCCTTGCGCTAGTTCCTCCTACAGCGAATATTGTTTCGCAAATGGAACTAAGCAGTGAAGTAAGTAAACTCAAGCAGCACCTAGATAAAATCAGCGCACGAGTTGGTGAGGTTGGTGGACGAGATGCTGCTGCAGCAATGTCAACTCCAGAACTTGTTAAAGAATTACGCGAGGCTGTTGGCGATATGTCCGACGATACACGAGCATCACAGGTAATCAAGGGCATGATTGACATGCTTGAGGAAAAAGACAACGCTGGAGAAGATACGGCTCAGTTGCGAGGTCAAATCACTGACGGTCTTGACTACATGAAGCGAATTGTTGACCATAATGACATCGGACATGTTGCCCCAATGCTTGGAGTTGACGGCCATGAACCAGGTTCTGATTCTGGTGTGTTCTTGCTTCATAACCGAGGTGCTGTTGCCGCTGTCCAGCGTCCACTCACCCGTAAAGAAGGAAAAGAACTTGGACAGTTCAAGAAGTCAATCTGGAAGTCGTGGGGACGAGACAAAGTAACAAGCCCTATGCCAGAGTCTGCTCCTGCTGCACCAAAGGCGCCAAAGGCACCAAAGGCACCGAAAACAAGTAAGCCAGCAACGACAAACGCATACAGCAAAGTTGATGTGAGCGGGTGGAAAAAAATTGGTGGACAGAGAGGCTCAAACCCTGGTGGAACATTTACTGACTCTGCTGGTGTTGAGCACTACATAAAGACGCCGAGCACTCCGCTTCATGCAGAAAACGAAAGTCTTGCGTCAACGCTCTACAACATGCTTGGTGTGAACGCCGCCGATGTTCAAGTTGGAGACGATAACGGACAGGTTAAGACTGTTTCAAAAATCGTTCAAGGTGCACGGTCTGCGACATCTAGCGATAAGAAGCAAATGCAAAGCGCGTTTGTTGCTGACGCATGGCTAGGCAACTGGGACGCTGTTTTGAATGACAACACGCTTATTGACTCGTCTGGAAAACCAGTAAAGATTGATGTCGGTGGTTCAATGTTGTTCAGGGCTCGCGGTGGAGCCAAGGGCGCGCAATTCGGCGATACGGTCGGAGAAATTGATACCCTTCGTCAACGGAACTCGGTCTACGCAGATATCACTGACGCTCAGATTAAGGAACAGGTAAAAGCCCTTAAATCAGTCAGCGCAGACATGATTAAAGCCCAAGTCAAGGCGATTCTTACCGATTCTGCGCAAGCCGCAAAACTTGCTGATACCCTTATTGCTCGTCGCCAAGACCTTATTAACAGGTATGGCTGAGGAAATAGGAGGTAGTTATCATGAAGAATCTTTCTGAAGGCGTAAAAGCACACATGGCATACGCGGAGATGCGTGACGAAATGGTTGAACTCAAGGCGTACCCACCATTTAGCACCATGCCAAAAGACCCAAACGGTGATTTGGTGTTCCCGAGGATGAGTGCCATTGGGGAAAAATTTGACGCAGCAATCAGGAAAGAAATGGACCGCATTCATTCGCTCTCCAAAGATGCAGAAACAGAAAAAGATTTAACCCCAGAAATGTTTTCGCGTCCATTCTCAACACTGTCAATTGAGTTTGCTGACGACCTGGAAGAGGCAAGACTTTACAAAAAGCGCTACAACGACCCAGTCGTTGCGCTTGAGGCTGCACAAGAAATTTACAAGGAGCCAGAAACCGAGCCAAAAAAGTAGGTTTAGGTAATGGCTGATGTAGAAAAATCAGAAACAAACAGCAAAGCGTTTGCTCTTCGTATTGCGCAGAATATTGGTTGTACTGGCGCGCATAAAAAAGACGGCAAGTGGATGCCATGTTCAACCATGGAAGAATTGCGGGAAATCTCCGCAAGTGCTGAACCAAAAAAGAAAACTGCGCTAGTAGAGGTTGAAGAAAGATTCAAAAGGCGAAGCCGAAAAGGCAAGAAGCGCCAATGGGAGAATCTTGGGCAAAGAGGGGTCGCTGGAATTGACGCGATGGAGAACGGCGGAATTGTTTCTGCCCCAATAGTTTCCGTTAAAGCAGGAATACCAGGTCTTGCGCCAAGAGACAGCGATGATGATGTCTATACCGAAATTGAATCTGCAAGAAAGCGTTCTGTTCGCTTGGGTTGCATTGGCGTAAGACGGCTTGTTTCACAAAGTGGGCGAACGGTATGGATGCCGTGCACAACCAACACCGATTACGCAAGACTTGCTGGAACCACAGCCCTTGGCAGAAGGCATCAGCGTCAAGCAGCAAACTTGGCAATTAGAAAGATTGTTAGCGAGCAACTCAAGAACCCTCGTCGCAAAAAATCTCTGTTTGACGAAATGTACGAAGAAAAAGGATTGGGTCGCTCAATCGGTCGCGCTGTTGGCTCTGGCTCAAGGCGAGGAAAAATCCGTCGTGCCATTGAGGTCATTGACGGAATACTTGACCCACGACTAAGGCGAGATGTTGACGGGGACGGTTTCATCTTTGACGGCACATCAAGAGAAATGCCAGACCCAACTCGCGCAATTCCAGATACTGGCGAAGGACTCACATCAATGCGCCGTTCGGAAAACAGACTTTCTGATTACCGCGATAGAGGCGTAGAGGCTTACGACCCAACAAAGCCAAAGAAACCAAGCAAGCCAACAAGAGTTAATCCATCTGATATTTCTGTTGGCGGAAACTTGAAAGCAAGAGAAATCTTGCTTTCCGACAGACTGCGCAATAGAAGCCGACAGGACCAGGCAACCATGCTTGGTATTTCTGTTGATGTTATTGAGCAGATGGAAAAACCAGACGCAACAATTGACCCATACGCAGCAGACAGACTCGCTGATGCGCTGAACCTTCACCCAACTGCAATTTGGGGCGATGATTGGCTAAAGCCAGATGTGACTGAAGAAGCCACTCCGAAAAGAACACGGAAAATGCGCGAACAAAAGAACACGGAAAATGCGCGAACTTGATGACAGGGATAGACAAATCCTCAAAATGCGTGATGAAGGTAAGACGCTTGACGAAATAGGAAAAGAATTAGGGATTACAAAAACTCGCGTAAACCAACTACTCAAACGAGCAATTGAATCAAACTCGCGTGAATTTGATAAAGGCTCAAGGAAGCCAAATACAATTCCAACTAGAGTTGCAAAATCATCTGGAATGGTTAAGCGTGATGCTACTGGAAAAGTAATTATTGAAAAAGATGTGCGAAAAGAAGTTTTTGACAAGACTGTTGAAAGTCTCAAAAAACTAGGAATGACAGAAGATGAAATCAACATTCTTCTTGGCGGAAAACGAGAAGCAAATGTAACTCCTGAGTCAGCAAACGCCCCATCGGTATTAATGCTTGACAACCAAATGACTGGTCTAAGAAGCGCTCGCAAGAAGAGCATTCCACCATCAGAATGGCCAGAGAGCGAAAAGAAGCATTACCTCAACTGGGCAAATGCACGACCAAGTTTCGTTGTTCCATACAGCCTTGTCGTCAAGTACAACAAAGATAAGTTTTTGTCCGATAAGGACTGGAGACTCCTAAAGCAGTTTTACGACCGCTATGGTGCAAACTCTCGTTCACGGAATGTGACCCCAATGGGTCTCCGTTCAACATCAACATACACTGGGACACCAAATGTTGGTGCGAAAAGAATGGGACAAATCATTCTTGGCCGCGTGCAATCTAAGTTCAAGGGCGAAAGACCAGGACAGCGTAAACATCACGCAATTATTGGTGCTCCAGGAATGGGCAAGACGAGCCTTTACGACTTCCTTTCGCGAACAGCGATAATCCCTGGCGACTCAGAAGCGGCTCATATTGACCCAGACTTCGTGAAACAAGGAATGGAAGGGTACAACGGAGGCGCTGGTGCTGGAAACATCCACAGAGAATCGGCAATGGCGGCAATGCACATTTACAGGGATGCCGTGAAAGAACAGATGGACATTGTGACCGAGGGGACTGGCAAACGCCTTATGGACTACCTCAATCTGGCTAAAGGGTACGAAATGGTTGGGCATGCGGCATGGATTCCTCCGTCTGGTGCAAAAGAAAGAATTCGTAAACGAAAACTGGAAGATGGGCGAGAAATAGCCGAATATATCGTTGACCATATCGCCGATGTTTCATATGACCTGGTCGCTCGCCACCTCCGAAACGGTGAAATGAGCAGTTTTTACCTCTGGGATACCGATGTTCCAAAAGGTGCTGCACCAAAACTGATTGCAAAGGTGGAGGGCGGCGTTTTCGTTGTCAACGATGAAGACAAATTCAAATCCTGGTCAACTGGTGGTCGCGGTGGCTCAAATGGAGACAAAAATCTGTCCTACTTCAAGAAGAAATACGCTAAATCACAATAAGCCATTTACACACAGTAGTTTGTGTAATAAAGTATTAGTTCCACTGAAGCATCATGAAACTCGGTTACTCTAGATAACTAAGGGCTGGGTGCTTACCTGAGCCGTAAGTAAAAACAATCCATCCTCAATCTCTAAGGAAAAAAATCATGTCAGAAGACAAGGCAAGACTCAGCGAACTGCAAAGTGCACTTCGCGCAAAGATGGCAGACAATAAGACCATCGCAGACTCGTTCAAAATTGAAGACGGCAATGTCGTTGTTTCCAGCGCACAGAAGACCGCATTTGACAAGAACATGCAAGACATCAAGGAAATCAAGAGCCTCATCTCTGGCCTTGAGCAAATGAGCGAAGTTGACTCATGGGGCTCACAGGCAAGTGGTGAATCAGTTGCAGCAGCAGTAGCAGCAGGTTCGGCATTTTCACACAGCCTCCGCAGCGAGACAATCGGCGAAGCATTCTTGAACTCATCCGAATTCAAGTCGCTCGCAAATGGTCGCAACGGTGCAAACATGCCATCACCTTTCCAGTACGGCGGAAGCCTTGCTGGTGTTAGCGGTTTTGGTGTTAAGGATGCTTACACGGCAATGCCAAGCGGCTTCCCAACACAGTTCGGAACCGTGCAGCGTGACCCAATCGTCATTCAACCAAAGCGCACCAAGCGTGTTCGCGATTTGTTCCCAACTCGCACCACGACTGCTGCAATCATTGAATACTTCCGTATGACTGGTTTCACCAACAACGCGGCAGCAGTTGCAGAGCGCAACGCAGGCAACACTGCATTCGCAGCGAAGCCACAATCCAGCATGTCGTTTGAGGGTGTACAGACTTCGGTCAAGACCCTTGCACACTGGGAAGCAGCACACCGCAATGTTCTCGCTGATGAGCCACAACTGCGCTCAATCATTGACAACGAGTTGATGTACGGCCTCCGCTTGCAGGAAGATGCACAAATCCTCAATGGTGACGGAACTGGCGAAAACCTTCTTGGTGTTCTTCAGACTCCTGGAATCCAGACCTACAACTGGTCAGATGGTGCCTACTCGGCAACTGCTGGTCTCAGCGACTCAAAGGCTGACGCAATCCGTCGTGCCGCAACCCTTTCGTTCTTGGCTTACTACGAGCCATCGGGCGTCGTGTTGCACCCGAACGACTGGGAAGACCTTGAGTTGACCAAGGACGGAAATGGCCAGTACCTCATCGCAGTTTCAGTTGCAATGGGTGGCGAGCCAAAGGTATGGCGTTTGCCAGTCGTAGAGACTCCAGCAATGACCGAAGGCGAAGCACTCGTTGGTTCGTTCGGTCAGGGCGCACAGTTGTACGACCGTGAGCAGGCTTCAATTCGCATCAGCGAACAGCATGCTGACTTCTTCATCCGCAACGCAATTGTGATTCTTGCAGAACAGCGCCTCGCGTTGGCTGTAAAGCGTCCAGAGTCGTTCGTGAAGGTGTCGTTTGACGCAGCACCAAGCGCATAATTAACGCTTAGTTAAGCATTTAGCCCCACGCCTCCAGAAATGGAAAGCGTGGGGCTTTTGCTTTATAGGCATCAAACTGTTTGGTCTATACTTATCTTATGAAAAGCAAAAAGGTTTTTACTGATAAAGAAATACAGTTCATGCGCAACGAACTCGTAATCAACTCTGCGCAAGAGCAAATGGAAGACGCTCATCAACTGGCGGTGTTTGCTTCTGATGGAGAAGAAGATTCAGAAGAAATTTATTTAGCGACTTTGTACCACTATTCGCGTAAAGAGAACCGCAAGGAACTGCAGACCGCAATGAAGCGCCTCTCCAATGGCGGCAACGCTTAAGGTATAGAATTGTAATTATGCCAAACAGGCCGAAAGACGAAGATTTTACAAGCGAGTACGCAAAGTTTGCGCTCAACTCACGCGGAGTACCCGACGACTTTGACACATGGGTGACGGACATAGGCGGAAGAGCGCTAAGAGAAGTATCTAAAAAGAAAAAGAACCGTGAAGGAAGAAGGATGCGCGACAATGGTGACATTTAATCCAGAGTGGGCGGCAAAGAATCCAGAAGAGTTAAAAAAGCGAGTAGCGGCTTTCTACGAACGCCAGCAGGAAGCGGAAGAGCGCAGCATTCAAAAAGCAAAGGCTATTGCAAAGAAATACGGAATTGACGAGCGGGAAATTTTGTAATGTCTGACTTCGGAATACTAAGAGGCACTACCGCAACTGGCGTTGACATGAATGGTCGTCGCAAAAAAGGTACTCGTCGTGCAAAGAACCCACGCGATATAAATAACATCGCGGGCGAATTGGCAAAAGAAAAACAAATTGAATCCTGTTGTGAAGAAAATGAATTCACTGAAGAGGACCTAGAACAAAAAACCGCTCCCTGCTGGGAGGGCTACGAACAAATCGGCATGAAAAAAGGCAAAAATGGGAAAATGGTTCCTAATTGCGTGCCGATTAAAGGAAAATCCGCAAAACCGCTGAGAGACCCAAAGGGCGGATTAACCGCCGCTGGTCGTGCTCACTTCAAAAGAACCGAAGGAGCAAATCTTAAGCCTGGTGTAAAAGGCGCAGCAGATACTCCCGAGAAAATGCGCCGCAAGGGTTCATTCCTAACACGCTTCTTCACAAACCCTTCAGGACCAATGAAGGACGACAATGGCAAACCAACGCGATTGGCGTTGTCTGCAGCCGCATGGGGCGAACCAGTGCCGCAAGACGCATCTGACGCAGCAGCACTCGCGGCAAAAGGTCGTCGCATGCTTGAGCGATACGAGAACTCAAAAGAAAAGACAGACTCTCGGTTTGAACTTGAACAAAAAACACTCGGACCCACTATTGGCGGTGGCAATCAACAGGATGCCACGAGAGACCATGATGGAGATGGTGTCGTAAACGATGGAACGCAGGACGAAAAACCCGCACCGAGAAAAAATGTTCCCCAGCAAAGAAATCCTAGAAATAGTAGAACACGCCCATCAGACGACTGGAACAGGGCCGAGGACTTGCGTAATGCTAGAAAATCCCCATACAAGCCAGGGTACATCCTCTCCGAAGGCGACGAAGGTGATTTCAATGTATATGACGGAGAGCCGCCAAAAGGGAAACCCTACTTCAGGGAGCACAGGGATGGCAGTCTTTACGAGTTCAGGCCGAACCAGCCACCAAGGAAATTTGGTGTTGGAAAAAACGAAGTGATTTGATTGAATATGCAACGCTTTTGGTATGGAGCAACTGTCCTGGGTGTGATTGATGGTGACACTATTGACCTGATGATTGACTTAGGCTTCAATATTCACCACAAAATACGAGTAAGGCTTTACGGCGTGAACACACCTGAATCACGCACAAAAGATTTGGCTGAAAAGCAGATGGGGCTGAAGGCAAAATCCTTCACGAGCGACTGGTTGACTAAGCATAAATGGGTATTCGTAAATACCATCCCAGATAAAAACGATAAATATGGACGAATCCTGGCACGAATCTATACTTCTGACAAAATTGTTGGCGACAAGACATGGTCAGAGTTCAAAAACAACTAGTTTCACTATGTTAGAATTGACCTACAAGTTAAAGTCTCAAAACTCAAGGAGCAGAAATGTCCGCAGCAGCACCAACCGTTATTAACCTCCAGGTCCCTGGAACAATCGCAACTTCAAGCGCAGTTGCAATGCGTATGCCATTTGGCGGCCGCCTTGTTGGCGTAACCGCAGCAGTTGGAACCGCACCAGTTGGTTCGGCTCTTACGCTTGATGTCAAGACTGGCTCAACTGTAAAGGCTGCAGTTTCAATCGCAGCAGCAGCAGTTAGCGCAGCAGGAACACTCGTTGCAGCACAAGACATGTTCGCTCAGGGCGATGTTGTTGAAGTTGATGTGACCGCAGTTGGTTCAGGCACCGCAGGTGCAAACCTTGTTGTAACCCTGGTTGTAGACCAGAGCGCAGACCAGAATGGCCAGAACGAGTACGACATTGCTGTACTTCGTGGCGACCATGCAGGTGGCGTACAAGCCTAATTAAATCCTCCTCGGGTTCAAAAGCCGCTGCCGATTAATTTCGGTGGCGGCTTTTGTGTTTGTGGGATAATGGTTGTATGAAAAAAGAATTGCTAGTCAATGTCTCACTTAGAATTCTTGCTACTTTCGCCGCATCTGGTCTTGGCGTTATCGGTGCAGGAACTATCGCTGGTGTTCCAGTACTCAAGGCTGTCTTCATGGCTGGAATTGGAGGGGTTGCGGTAGTGATTGAAGGCCTCTCGCGCGCATTCCTTGAAGATGGAAAACTTTCCACTTCAGAAATCAACGATGTATTCAATAAGGTTGACAGGAAGCCGTCAAAAGAAAAGGCGACTGATGTTCGGTAGCCACGAAAAGTCTGAGTGCCAATGTGTACATTGCAGTTGTGAAACTTGGTGCGTGGGCGATTGTCCTTGCGCCGAATTAATGGGTGCCAGTGCATGCACAAGTCAACACGATTAATCAAACTTCTTCCAATCATGCTGATTGCAATTTCAGCCTGTGGTTATGACGGAAAGTATCGTTACTCATGCCAAGACCCAGAAAATTGGGGAACAAAGGAATGTGAGCCACCAATATGCGAAGTAGATGGAAACTGCACAAAAACGCTGCTTGGTTGGGACCCAACAGAAACAACCGTAGAAACGGTTCCAGTAGAGGAGACAGTGGCGCCATGAAAAACAGACTTACACCAGCAGAACTTGATGCTCGTCTCAAGTTTGTTGTTGGGTGCGTACTCGCTGGAGTTTTGTGTATAACAACAGTTGGCGTCCTCTACGCTCTCGTATTCGTCACACAACCAATAGGTGCTCAAGCAGAAAACGACAAGATGTTCTTTAGCGTCCTTTCTTCCGTTGCAACCTTCATTACTGGTACGCTTGCTGGTCTTATGATTTCAACTGGAAGAAACTCAGACGAGGATAAAGATGGAAACGGAATTCCCGACCATCTTGAAGGGAAATAATGACAACCTGGGGTGAATACACTGGCAAGGTTCTTGGTTTTCGTTTTGAAACAAAGGCTGACGAAGAGGGCGGTTCATGCCCCAAGGCAACTCAGGATATTGCAGTCAATCTTCGCAATCGTGGCAAAGCAATCAAGACAGCAATGTATGGTCCACTCAATCCAGCCGAACCAAATGCCGACTACTGGCAGAAACTCGCAGATGAGTGGGATGTTGATGTAGCAAGTGCCAAAAAACAGCGTTGTGGAAATTGTTCGGTATTCATTCAAACCCCCAAAATGAAATCCTGCATTAACGATGGTGTTACTGGTGGCGAAAGACAGGATGAATGGGAAGCAATTGATGCTGCTGGTCAACTTGGATATTGTGAGGCATTTGACTTTAAGTGTGCTTCAAAAAGAACATGCCGAGCATGGGTTGCTGGTGGACCAATTACAAAGGAAAAATAATGAGAGTCTGGATTGACCAAGACCTATGCACTGGAGATGGACTATGCGCAGAGATAGCCCCAGATGTTTTTCATATGATGCCAGACGGTCTTGCGTATGTAAAAGAAGGGGACAAGATTTATGCGGCCGCTGTGGGGAACCCAGAAGGAGCGGCTGGAATGGCTTCCTTCGCAGACGACAGGCTTGAAGATGTTATTGAGTCAGCCGAAGAATGCCCTGGCGAATGTATTTTTATTGAACAATGAAGGACTAGCGCGCAGAATACTTCTTCTCAAACTCGCTCCACTCCATGGCGGCGTGCTTGTTCCCGTAGTTGTCGTAGTCGTCAATTGACGACACAACAAGAAGATGAAGAGAGATAATTGCGACAAATGAGAAAAGAACAAAAATAAGCATGGCATGAATTATGCCAGCAATCTTTTACAGAGATACAAACTCATTGAAGTATCTCTAAATTAGATGGAGACAATCTCTATAGCGGATACCAGTCCTCAAGAAGGTCTATCGGTATGCCGTTCTTATAACACAAGTCCGCATACGCATGGTCTGGACTTATCCCAAGACCAACCGTCTTCTTGTACTCGTCAGTAAACAGGTCAACCGCATCGCAGTCGTCGCCATAGAAGTAATCATTCATTGCTTCTGTGAATTCGTAGCATTCAGGGAATGCAATCCACCCTGCGCCCTCGTATATGCCCCCATACCGCGCTTGTCGTATTACGACTGGATATAGGTCAATAAGTTTTTTCGTCATGCGACTACTTTATCGGGCATGCTCCAGTTGCACAATCGTCCATCTCAATCAAGCCGTCAAATGAGCGCTGTACAAGTGGAATTGATGTGTCAATCTTTGCAATTGCCTTACGGTATTCCGCCTCTGTGATTTCCTCGTATGGAGGAAGCACGAAGTTGTGGTCGCTATGCAATAGGAACGACACGGACTTGACGCTCTTGTCGTAGTTCTTTGAAAGCCAATCTTGAATCGCTGGAAGTTCTTCCTTGCGGTAGTAGACAGTGACCGAAACGGCGTTATCTGCCCATTCGGTTTGCATCTTCTTCACCCACTCAAGTTGCTCAATGGCGGTCATGCTGGCTGCAAGGACTGAGCCCTCTGGCGACTCACATGGGAAGTCAACGACATAGCGCGTGTGGTCCTCTCTGCCGTCAAGACCCATATCCCACTGAACCTTGTACCCACGCTTGCGACAAGCGTCTACAAGCGGGTCAGACGAGCCAAAGCGAACTCGGCGAGTATAGAAGCGAGCGTACGCTGGGTGGATTCCTGGTGTCACTCCTGGGAGTAGCGACAATGTTCCAGATGGCTGAACCGTTGTTAAGCGGACAGATACTGGAATACTGTTCGCAGCAGAGAAGTTTTTGTCAAACTCTTTTAGCGCGACATATCCAGGGCTGAGCCATTCAAGTTTCTGTGGGTCACACTGCAGGATTCCAGTTACAGACTGTCCAAGGCGAGCATTCTTGTGCACGATTGAAGTCGTCTTTTCGTATGGATATTCCATGCGGGTAATTTGCTTTTGGACCTTGTAGAGAAGTGTTGAGATTTCAACAAACTGCTCGTAAGACTCAATGTTTGGCAAAAACAGTGTTGCCAAGTTGCACGACTCTCCATCAGCGAGAGCGATTTCTGCACACGGATTGAATCCCTCAATAGAGTTGTCAACATTCACTTCTCCAGCGCGTCCATAACGACGAGCGAGGCGACGATTCAGTAAGCCGTAAGGCTCACCAGTTCCGTCGTAGCCCTTCCAGAGTTCTGGTTGAATCTCTTCGTAGTAGTCGGCATAGATGCTGTTGTTGGAGTTCGCTCGCCATGCTGGAACATTTCCAGAACCCCAGTTCTTTGCACGAAGGAAAAGAACATCATCTGGGTCGCCCATTGCGATTTGCGCAGAACGACGCGAAGAACCAGATACGACGATTCGGCCGATGATGTTGCAAATATCAAGAACATCAATTGAGCGCAGTTTCTTTCCAACGCGATTATCCATCACTCCGCAAATATCTTTAATTCCGTCAATCAATGCACCAGGGCCAGAAGCCGTACCACCGAATGTATTCAATGGTGCACCGTATTCGCGAATCAAAATTGTTGAGTAGGAGAAAGATTTCCCAGTATGGAAGTACGACTTCAGTACGGCATGCAGCAGGCGCTTCCATCCCTGTCGCGAATCTGGAACAATTATGTCGGCATCATTTGAACGCTCGTGGGTAATTGTCACTCCAGTTTTAACCTTTGGCAAATCATGGATTTTTGAACGCTCTACCGAGAAACCAACTCCACCGCCGAGCATCAGGTACTCAAACAGGAGTTCAAAGTCTTCAATCTTTTCAATGTTCGTGAAGTAGCAGTTGTTTAGGGAAGTTCCGTTGAGTTTCTTTACAAGCGGAGTTCCAAGTTGCCAGAGTGAGCGACCAGAAAAAGATGCCCGCAAGTTAAAGCAATGGTCAAATAGTTTTTGTGCTTCTTCATCGGTTAACTGAGCGCCAATTTCAATTGCGCCATTGATTACGCGCTGCAGGGTTTCATGCCAAAGTTCGGTGTCTCCGTTTTCCTTTTTGCGACTGTAGGTACGCAGGAAAACAATCTCGCCAAGGCCGTTAAAGCCCCATGGGGCTGATTTTAGGGAATACGAATCTACAAATGACTGGTCAAGCATGATAGGCCCTTGTCTAATAGCGAGTGGTTAACGAGTTTACACTACCCGAAAATACTGAAAGGGTCTAAATTAATCCTAATTTTTCTGCTTCAGCAATCGGAATCTGTCGGCCCTTTGGATACACAAGAATTTTTGTCTTTGTGAAAGGTGTCAACATTATTTCTTCCCAAATATCTTCTTCAACTAAAACCGTTTGATTTAATTTCATTGATTCAATTTGATTGAAGCCTGCAATATGCTCTGGCTTCTTTGATTCACCAACGCAATCACCAGTTGGGTGCCCGCACACTGGGCATGGTTGCCTGTCGGCTCTTGAGAGTGGTATGTTCCCACCGACAAATGACTGCGAAAAACTATCCTGTCGGTAAAAGGTCATGTCAATAGTATACGCCCTCGTATCGGCTCACTCTTATAAGGTGTGGAAACCGTAGGGGTACACGGTGGTTCAATTCCACCCGAGGGCACTAAAACTCTTGGATGTGGAATCCAGTACTTAATAAAAGTTCCACCATCTCTTCGTCAAGATTATCCACAGGTTCTCCACAGGGGTACTTCAAAACTGTGTACAACATTTTTGGGTAAGAATATGCAGACACGACCTCAGCGGCATTTTGCGAGAATGACCTTAAATTACCCCAAATTACTTCGCGCCCAATTTTGTACTCATAGGGCATTGCAAACAGGTAGATGTCTGGAGTGTCCGAGCCAGGGCGCATCTCGCAATGCATTATCGTTAGGCACTCGTGTACATCTGGGTCGTTTTCAACAAATGCTTCTGGCAGCGGCTTTTCGTGTTTTTCGTTTGACACATAACCCTCAGCAATAAATGTCACCGCATCCATGCCCAGTTTTAAGCGGAACATTTTGACTAAATCAACGCACCTTAGGAATCTTTCCCCAGGCACTTCTTTCATGTACTGAGTGTCCAACTGGGCGCATATTTTTGGGACAGAATCGCGCCAGGCAAAGAAGTTGAAAGCCAGTTCCTCGAAAAACTATCTTCGTATAAATCCACCAACGAACACTAGCAATAGTTTCACCGCTGGTGGCGGATAATAGGCTAGGGTTCATAGTTATGGCAACTAAAAAGAAAACAGCAAAAAAGGCAGTTAAGAAGGCTCCAGCAAAAAAGGCTGCGCCAAAGAAAAAGGCTGCTCCACAAAAAGTGAAAGCAGAAGTGACCATTGAAGTTCCACAAGCAATTGAGGAAGTTCGTGAGAAACTTACCAACCAAATCAACGAGGCAATTGCAATTGCCGAACGCAAGGGCATCCTCAAGCGTCTTCGGAGTTGGTTGTCCAAGTAACCATGAGCAAGAACCGCCAATCAAAGACTTTTAGGTCGCGCATGGCGGGCATTCTTGGTATTTCCCCAACTCAAATCTCAGAGGACGACGCGAAAAAGGCTCGTAGGGCCTTTTCCCTGCATCGTGATGAGGTAAAGATTGCTCCACCAGACTTCATGAAGCCAGAATAGGGAATAAACCCCCGTTTCAGGGTTGTCATTTTTCATTTTTGCCTGTAGACAGTAACTAGTACTATCACTAGTTAACGAGGTAAAAAATGGCAAGAGTCCATGGCAACAAATCAATCATGAAGTTTGTAAGAGAAATTGAAAAAATTGGGTTCACGGTTATAAACAAGAACAACAAGTTCAAAATGTACCCTCCCGCACACTTGGGGACCAGGGTTTACACGACTCATGGAACGCCCATGTCAATCAAGCCGCTATGTGCAGATTTTGAGAAGATTTACGGCGTTGTTCTTGACGCAAAAAACTTCTTGTAAGAAAAAGCGGTGTTATTCCCCTGTGGGGAATGCCAAATTGATTGAAGACACATCAACAAACCATATTGTTTTGCCAAATCTGTCTTTTTTACTCTTAATTTCGCCGTTTGGGTAGTTGTTTTTAACCCATTCCGAAATTTCTTCATCGGACATGCCTAATGTTTTGTCAATAAAGCGATTCCATATTGAACTAGCGACTTTATGACGCGCCAATCCGCTCATCTCGCCTCTTCTTCTTCCATTGGACTGCCGTTAATTAGTTCTTCAACAATCAACTTCGCGTAACGACGACGCAATTTCCAGATTTTTCCGTTCAACTCAAGCATTGCTTGCGTATTGCGAGCCTTCTCTGTAATTTTTGAGTCGTAAAACCCGTACTTTGCAAACATGATTTCATCTAAATCGGAATTTTCAATCAAAATGTCCGAAATCCAATGTGCTCTGTCATCAATTGCCATCATCAGGTTGCAAAGACCCTCATACCCAAAGTCGTTATAGACCTTGTTGACGACCATACCGCAGTAATTAGAGCGAAACATTTCGTCTGACTTGCGCGCACTGGCAATGAAGTCACTGAGAAACGCCAAAAACTCGTCTCTGCTTGGAATTTCTTCCCCGTCATTAAAATCTGACATAGATATCCAATCTCGTTTGACAAAAATATTTGCGCGACATGAACATTATCGCATTACGCAATGTCAAACTAGCGAAAGAATAAATTTTTCAGATTGAACCTTGGTCTTTGAAACCCACGAGTACATGTTCATTGACGCATTTGCGCGGTCAAGCATGTCTGCATCGCGATAGTGGTCAAGATACTCGCCAATTGCATTAAGCATTGACCAGCCGTTTTCGCCGTACCCACCAGCATTGTTTGAGTTCTTGTAGATGTCTCTAACGATTGCCCAAACTTGCTCGCGATTCTCCTCTTGGCGCTGTGTTTCTTGCGTCTTTTTTGGGAAAGCAGTAGAAATGACTTTGTCAATTTTTACTGGATTCATTGGGATTGCGAGCAGTTTTTCTGCTGTGCGACTAAATTCTGCAGCCCACTCTGTAGACATGCGCAGAACCGTCTGTGCTTCTTCCATTGCAGAGTCGGCGTTACGGGTGTGGCGCGCCGTAAACACGCTCCTAGCGGCGTCTAAGCCTGCGATAACAGTGTTCTTGCATACAGCGCGAATTGAGGTGTTTGCAAAGGTGATTGGGGTCTTTCCGTTGTGCCCGTTGCGGACGAGAAGGAAGCGCTCAATCTGGTCATTGACTCCAGTCGGGTCAATAATCAGCCCACCCAAGTCAATACAGGCGAAGAATTCACGACCGCCGTCAAGGACTCCAACGGTGTCAACTACAGCGTCCCCTTTTGAAGCGCCAACCACATCCAGCGCACGGTCTAGGACCTCGCGATTTTGCTGAACAACAAAACGAGTGCCCACCGTTGACAGGCCATCAAATGTTCCGTTCGGATTAACTCGCACGGTGGCTCTAGAGTCGTCAATAATGACTGGGGTTCCGTCTGGGTTGCGCAACATATTGCCTTCTGCGTCAATTGCGGCCACGCTCGCAAGAACCACATCAAAGTCAGCCTGAGCCGCTACGAGCATCTGCTCTGCCGTGAGTGCGTCTTTGTCCATTGGCTTGCCTAGTCGGTGCCATGGGATTTCCCTATTTGAATACGCCATCTTGGCGCGTCCGTCTTTTCCGATTTCTATGTTATGTGCCATGCAGACATACTATCGGATAAATCTAGCGAAAGGCGGACTACATCATTTAGGGTTTTGGTAGTGCAATTATTACGCTAGGGTGGGAATATGACCAATATCTATGAACTAATAGACGAATCTATTCAAAACTTGCTTTCTAGGTCTATTGCGGGTAAAAGAAACTTCATCAAAATCACCGAAGTCGTTGATTTACTGTTGCAAATTGAAGCACTAATACCTGAAATCATCATTGATGGAGACGAATTTGTCAAGTACTTTAAGGGAAATCCGCAGAAGTTGTAATCAGCCTGTAATTATTTGATAGACTAGATGTACTTGCGATAAAGATACATAGCGCGGTAATTACTAGGACGCCGCAGACATATCCACCGATAGCAGGAGAGAAAATTGAAAACAATTACTGGATGGGGAATTTCTTTACTTTTTTTCACCCTTGGCGTAGCAATACCAGCCGAGGCGGCATCAGTGCCGACAGTTGATTCATGGAGAGAACCCTCCCAATCAGCACAATTGTTACAAAAGCAAGACGAAAGACGAACCCAATCCCAGCAGGCAATCGTGTTTGCTCATGGGGACATTTCATGGCTTCCTCAACTGGCCGCTCAGGCTGGTTGGCCCAAGAAGACTTGGAAAAAGTTGGGACAAATCATTCTTCGCGAGTCGGGTGGTTGCCCGAATCGCATTGGTAGTTCCATTGTTGACGAAAACTGCAACATAACTGGCTACACCAAAGCAACGAATAAGTCGGACTCTGGTTTGCTCCAAATTAACGGCGTGAACTGGGATATAAGCCGAAACAAAAACGCCATTGCGTGCGTCCAGTTCGGCTTTTGCAAGCAAAAAGACCTACTTGACCCTGTCAACAACTTGATAGTTGGACGAGAACTGTTCAGGCTCGCTGGCTGGGACCCATGGGACCCGTGCGCATGGGGTCCTGAATATGCACATAGATGCAAATAACTAGGTAGGCTCCAGCCATGAATATTCGTGGCGAAATCCTGGTTGATACAGCAAAAATCATTGACGGTGAGCGCAATAGTTCGTACGGCGAACCATTTGACGACTTCACAACAACTGCAGAGTTCTGGCAGACATACCTTGAACGCACCATTCATAGGCGCGGGAAGTTGGTTGTTAAGCCTCACGATGTGGCAGCGATGATGAACCTGCTGAAGACTGCCCGCCTCACATGGACTCCAGAAAATGAGGACCATTGGAAAGATGCAATTGGCTACTCTGCATGCGGCTGGGAGTGCGTAACAAAAGAAGCCGATGAAAAGTGAGTGGTTACAACCCTGGCTTTGATATCAGCCCTAATTTTGATGCTGACCTTGCGTTTGGTCAACAAGGTGAAGAGTCGGTAAAGAAGTTTTTCCAGAGTCTGATATCAGGTTCAAGCGAAGTAAAGACCGATAGATATCGCAATGGCAGAATGGTGGTAGAAACAGACCAAAACCCGTATAACAGAGGGTGGAAAAAGTCTGGAATCAATGTAACCACGGCGCAATGGTGGGTCTACATCTACTCGCTTGGCGAAGCGTTTGTGATTGTTTCGGTTGAGCGGTTAAAGCGGTACTTACGCGCTAATCCAGGCCGTTTCAACGAGGAAACAAAGGGTGATTTTGCTCGTAACTCAGACAATCCAACACGAGGTTTCCTGCTTGAACCAGACGAAGTGATGGACATGCTATACAACAACAGGTACGACTGAAAATATGGCTTTTGATTATGTGAATTCCTTCTATGAAGGTGGAACTTGGGCTAAAAAAGTAGCGCGCCGACTGAATGACAACGGTGTTCGCTGCCGCGCAACTGAAGTGCAAATTGCCAAGAGCAATGAAGAGCGCGAATTTATGACTAAGTACGAAAAAGACATTGTTTTTGACTGGTCCGAAAACTGTCTTGAAGTCAAATCATCAACCAGGGACTTCACTGACGATGTTCTTTCTTACCCATTCAATTCTCTTTTTGTTGATACCGTGTCTGGCTACGATGCAAAGGTCAAGAAACCAGCAGCATATGTTTTGATTTCACAAATATCTCACGGCATAGTTTGTATCTCCCCAAAGACATATGACAGGTGGAGAAAAGTCAGCGCATTTGACAAAAAACGAGAAATAAACGAGTGGTTTTATAGCGCCCCAAAAGATATTCT